AATTGGCATCTACCTCAACAAATAAACAACCAATGATGCTGGATAGACCAGCATCTACCAGCACTCTTGTAAGAACTCAAACAGGACAATTATTTTCTGCCAGTTTGTTACCTACATCAATTGGTAACGTGACTAAGGTATTTGATGTTGACCAAGCTCTAACAGATACTCAGATTAGTGGTGCATATATAGACGAGATATTTATAAGATATACAAAAGATGTAAATGTTTTTATTGATGCGGTAACTCCCAGTGCTGCAACATATGCAAGAAGTCTAACTGCTTTGACAGTTACTTTAACTGGTCATAATGTAAAAGTAGGTGACAAAGTATATTTAGATATCACATCTGGAGCTGCTACAGATGAAGTTTTAACAGTGACAGAAGTTACTGCTACAACATTTAAAGGTAACCACAGTGTTTCTGGAACTACAAATGGAAACGTAAATGTTTATCTACCTACTGATTTTGTTTTCTATTTAACAAAGGTAACTACAGTGACAGGAACTACACAGTTCTTACCTTTATTCACTGCTCATGTCCTATCTCTTCCAGAGGATCAGAGTTTTAGTTTAACTGAAAACTTAATACTCCCACTTATAAATTCACCAGTACCTCATGCAGGTACAAACTTCTCTAGTGCTAATAGTACACTTGCACCTAAGATGAGAGGATTAATGTTACCTCGTGGATCAGGATTACATGTAGGTGTTAGTGGAGTAGGATCTCTTACTCACGGATTTTATGTGAATGTTCAGGGTGGATATTATTAAATCCAATGCCAAGAAGACGATCTAGTTTCGGTACTTCTTTTGATAATTCTTTTAAAGGTTTTTCTGATGCTGTACTGAAAAAAGAGAAAACAGATCAGAATGATTTTGCAGACACTCCTTATCAATTCTTTCCTCCAGGTCAACAAGATCTTTATAGTGAAGTAAGATTCTATGACTTTGATAGTACATGGTCAAGATGGCGACGTGGATATGAACTTTATGTTATAACTCAACAATATTTAGGATCATCTGCTACAGGTAGAAACACTAGGGGAGACTTTAGAATGTTTTTTACATTCCAATTCTTTCCAGGTCTTTTTGTACCTGTAAGAATATTTACTTTTCCTAGTGCTGGTAATGAAGAAGGAGAACATACAGTTGGTATTCGTGATGCCAATAGCCTTAATCTTTATGATCTTGGTCTACCCATTGATTCTGTTAGATATGTCACTGCAGCAACTGCAGGAACTTATAGCAAAGTTAATACCACTGTTGTTGTAACTTTAGTCAATCATGGTTTACGTGTAGGAGAAAGTGTCTTTCTTGATTACACATCGGGAACTGCAGTGGATGAGACATTGACCATAAACTCAGTAACTGATGATACCTTTACATGTACGAGTGCAGCTTCGGTAACAACCGCTGGAACTGTAAATGTTAGACAAGAATTTGCAGATACTGCGGAAGGCTTTGCTGATACCAGATGGACAGAACAGAGAGTAAAGATAAGAAGTATGCCAACACCAGTAACATTATTAGCTGGCGAAAGACTTGTTGATCGTGTAGTGGAACGTGATTCAGGACTTAACTCTACCTACTCTCAATCAGGTAATATAGTGACAGTGACCTGTAGTTCTCCTCATGGATTATCTACAGATAATCAAGTTTTCTTACAGGTAACATCTGGTAATACAAAGACCGGTCTATATAAAGTAATAGTCACAAGTGCAACTGAATTTACAGCTGAATCCATCGTCAGTGCAACAGCAAGCGGTAATGTAAAAGTTCGAAGAAGAATAAGAGGATTTGATTTCAATAATTATGTAGGTAATACAGTCACTGGAGTTGATTTAACTACTGATGAAATATTATTTAAACGTGATGAAAGTTATGGAGTACAGCTTGTTAATAATAAACCTAAAACAGTAACTCCTGCACATAGAGGTTTTCTTGCATCACAAGATAGATTTCTTACTACAGAGATCAGATATCAATGTAATTGTCCAGACTTTATGCGTCGTAGAAAATATAATTTATATAAAGATAAAACTGATGATAGATTTCCTACCACTGGTATTGAAAGTGTAATCCCTGGAACAAGACAGAATAGAGAAGGTGATGTAATTGATTCCAGAGATGACCCTGGAGTTTTTAATGATTTTGGATATTCACCAACAGGAAACTTCTATCAGATTCCTGAATATAATGATGATCCAGAAGGATCTTTTGGTGGACTTTTATATTATCAGACTCGTTGGTGTAAACATATTTATGCAGCTTTATGGTCTATGAAACATGATGAAGGTAATGACCAGTTTAGCTTCGAAGGTAGGTACCAACAGAGTGGACCTAATGTGACAATAACTATTGTCAATCATGGACTGCTTGCTAATAAAAGAGTAGCCATTGATTTTACCAGTGGTGATTTATTAGATGGTCAATATATAGTGAATTCTGTTCCAGATGAAAATACAATTGTAATTGTATATCCCTTCTCTGGTACAACACAGGGTGACTGTACTGTAAGTAATTTAAAAATACATGATTATGTAGATACCTGGTTACTTGAACCTAATGATCAACCAGCTGGTAATGCTTTAGATAAGTTCTATAGAAACTTTGAAAAAGAACAGGATCGCACTAGAAAAGCTGCAGAAAGAATGGCACTTCTAGGCTATGGTTTACCTTGGACAGGAAATAAAGATATTGAATTTGGACAGAGAAATGCACCGGAAGAAATAGCACAGTTTGATCCTACTCTTGTGACTATGAAACTTACTGACACTATTCGACGTGATGGTAGAGAATTAAATCGTGACGGAAAGTTATTAAATAATGCAGCTACCACATTAATGTCCATGCAGAAAGTTCTCAATTTAGATTTTAAATTGATAGAAGATGTACGTATTGGATTAGTTAATCAACCACTCACAGATTTTACTCCTGACTTTCAATTTGGTGAAGTGGAAGGTGGAACATATTTAAATGGAGAACGCATAACAGGTACAGGAATAAGCTCTATGGATTGTTCAACTTATAATCCAGGTGTGGAGCAATCTATAAATGTAGATGCAGGACTCTATATAAATTAAATATGACAATACAGATTCAAACTAGAAGATCAAGTTTACTGAATGACAGACCAGTACCTACTCGAATAGCATCTGGTGAACTTTGTGTAAATATAAATTCTGGAGATCCGGGATTATTTTTTGCAGATAATGTTGCTTCTCCTAGTACAGGATTAATTAAAGTTGGTCCTATACATGTAGGATCTACACAACCTAATAATATTCCTACAGGTTTTTCTAGCTTTTCTAAAGGTGAATCTTGGCTTGATACAGCAAGCACTTTTTTATTTAGAGTTCATGATGGTTCAAACTGGCAATATGCAAATGCTGTAGCCTCTACAACTAATACAGGATTCCCTTCCAATCCGGTTAATGGTCAGTTGCATTATATAGAATCAACAACTACTTTACATATTTATAGATCAAGTATAAATGGATGGACAGCAATCAATTAAAAGAAAAGTGTAATTGTGAACATTGTATGAATAAAGAAAGACAAATAAAGCAGGCAGGTAATCATTGGAGACTAGTTAAACTTAATCTCAAAGCACAACAGTGTAAGACACGTAAGAAAGCTATAAAAATAATTTCTAAGGCTACACAAACATCCTCTTGACTTCATCGAAGTTTAGAGATTTGGTAGAAAAACATATAGCTTTACGATTTATTTCATTATCATCTAACGGAATAACACTATGAACTTTACTTACATCTAGAATATATACATCTCCGGGTTGAGCAATAAAAGATTCTGTCTCAATCAAATCATCTAAGTCATATACACATCCATCAGTTTGATTTTCTATCTGATAAGGTTGAGCATTATCTTTTATTTCGTAGAATTGTGTTGCACAATTATTTGTTTCAATATAAAAGTTTATTACTGCAGTAGGGCCACTATCAGAATGAGGAAGAATATATGAATTAGCTTCTAGGAATAATAAGTAAAAGTCTGATTTATATTTTTCTGGTATAAGATCTATCTTCTCATTAATTTTCAGATCGCTGTACCATAAACCATTAAATTTATTATTTATATCTATGCCATACTCTAATTCTTTTTTACCCACTTCATAAGAAGGAGTATCTATCTTTATATTTAATTTTTCAAAATACATTTATTTAGAGTTCTGCTTTATCATTAACTCTAATATACGATCTAGTTTTTGGTGTACTACATCTATTTCACGTATGAAATCTTGTTTTAAAACATAACCACGAATCATATCATCTTCTACACGATTGATTTCGTCTTGTAATTTATTGAATCTTCTCTGGATTTTATCATTGAATCCATTTAAAGATTTGATAACACCAGTGAAAGCTGCTAGTCCACTGGTCACAGCAATAGCAATAATTTCTGGGTCCATTAAATCTTTTGTTTCTCTTTATCTATATTCTAAGGGATTTAACAACTTAGAATGTCTATATAAACTGTTCGAACTATATGGCACAAGGAGAACCAAATTTAGAAGGTGCGATAAAAGTATTAGTAGATCTATTAACTGCTAATGGATTTAACATGACTCGTTCACCATATACAAATAATTTTCGTGGATTAGTGGATGCACTGTTGGATTTAAAAGAAGGTTTTCCTACTTTTGCTCCATTGCAGGTTGGATTTAATGCGACTGCATTCCAGGATGTGACTGATGGTGATGCTTTATTCATGCGTACTTCCGATGGTCAGGTAGGAAAAGCAAGTGCAGCTGATGGAACATTAGAAAATGCTACAGTTATAGGTTTTGCTAATTCAACTGTTAGTGCAAACAGTAGTGTAAAAGTTGTCGTCGTAGGACTCAAAACTTTGAGTTCCCTAAATCCAGGGGATCTATTTTTCTTATCTGACTCAACAGCTGGAGCTATTACAACAACTCCACCTTCAGGTGCAGGAAAAGCTGTTACCCGTGTAGGAGAAGCATCCACTGCTACTGACTTTGCAATTCATATCGAACCCCCAGTTCTTTTAAGATAATGGCTGATGTAAAAGAATTACAACCTTATGCAGCTAACGTAGAGGGTTTAGTTTCTGTATTAGAAGACTTCAGGCAGACAATGCCTAACCCTATTGTATTTAAAGTCGTAGGTTATCAGGCTGAAGCATTTGAGAATGTTTCACAGGGAGATGCTATATATTCCAGAGCTTCTGATGGCAAGGTAGGTAAAGCAGTTGCAAATGGAACATTAGATCAAGCAACGGTTGCAGGATTTGCAGAAACTACAAAGACTGCAGGACAGACTGTTCGTGTAATAGTTTCTGGACAGGTAGTTGCAGGAACGCAGACATTAGATGCTGGAGATCTTTTCTTTTTATCTGCTGCAAGTGCAGGATCGATTACCAAAACTCCTCCCACTACATCTGGACATTTCATAACTTTTGTAGGTGAAGCAGCTAATACCAGTGAATTAATCGTGAGAATAAAGCGTCCAATTCAGCTCGGCTAAAATTGTTAAAGATAAAATAGAAGAATAATAAAAGTTTTTTATTAGATAAGAAACTAACAGTAGTAATTAAAAGATGGCAACACGTAAGGCGATTACGCTGGTAAGTGGTTTATTTCAAGAGGTTAATACTCCTACAGATAAACTGGATTTTGCTGGTAACACTACAGCCGATCTTACTGAAAATACAAATTTATATTATACAAATGCAAGGTCAAGGGCAGCTATCTCTGTCACAGATGTTTCAGGAGATGGAAGTCTTGCATACAATAATTCCACAGGAGTAATTACATATACAGGACCATCACCTGCTGAAGTACGAGCACATCTTAGTATCGCCAGTGGATCTGGATTAACTTATAACTCTGGAACAGGAGAGTTTGGAACTAGTGCAATACCTAATGGTCAGTTAGCTAATTCTTCTGTGACTCTTGGAAGCACTAGTGTTTCTCTTGGAGCTACTCAAGGTACTTTCACTGGATTAACTTCTTTAGCTTCAGGAACTTTAATAGCAGGAGTAGCTGATGCAGCAAACTCTATAAAATTAGTCAATGGAAATATTATATTTGAAGGATCTACAGCTGATGGTAATGAAACAACTTTAACTGTTACTGATCCTACATCTGATAGAACAATAACATTACCTGATAATTCAGGAATTGTATTAACAACTGGATCTTCAATTGCTAACAGTAATTTAGCTAATAGCACATTCCTTATTGGTGGTACAACAGTCGCTTTAGGAGGAGGTGCAACAGCATTTACAGGTTTTAGCTCTTTACAATCCACCACATTAATTTCAGGTGCAGCTGATGGTGCTAATTCCATAACACTTGCAAGTGGAAATATTACATTTGAAGGTTCCACAGCTGACAGTGATGAGATAATACTTACATCAACCGATGCATCCGGTGGAGATAAGACAATAACTTTACCCAATGCGACAGGAACTGTTGCGTTGTTAAACACACTAAGTGTTGCTTCCGGATCAGGATTGACTTATAACTCAGGTACAGGAGAATTCTCAACCAATGCTATCCCTAACTCCAAACTTGCTAACAGTTCTGTTACTGTTGGTAGCACTGCTATTGCCTTGGGCGGTAGTAGCACGACACTTACTGGTTTAAGTTCTGTAACCTCCACTGCAGTAGTAACTAATGATAGTGGGTTCAGAATTAGAGACAATTCAGATAATACAAAACAACTTGCTTTTGAGTGCTCAGGAATATCTGGAAGCACAACAAGAACATTAACTGTTCCAGATGCCAGTGACACTTTAGTCGTATTAGCAGCTGCTCAAACATTAACAAATAAGACTTTAACTAGCCCTACTTTGACTAGTCCGGTTTTAAATACAGGTATAAGTGGATCGGCTTTCTTAGATGAAGACAACATGGCTAGTAACTCAGCCACTAAAGTTGCATCTCAGCAAAGTATAAAAGCTTATGTAGATGCTCAGATTACTGCTGAGGATTTAGATGTACAGACAGATTCTGGTAACTTTGATGTCGATTTAGATTCAGAAGCATTAGTTCTTACTGGTGGAACTGGAATAGATACAAGTGGATCAGGAACTACAGCCACCTTTGCAATAGATTCAACAGTTACAACTCTTACAGGAACTCAGACTTTAACTAACAAAAGTTTGACTGCACCAGTGCTAACAGGATCTTCCAGTTCTGCTGGAAGTATTGTTTTTAAAGAAGATACAGATAACGGAACTAATTCCGCAACTCTTAAAGGACCAGCTGCAACAGCTGATGTAACTCTTACCTTACCAGCTACGGATGGAACGGTGAGCACAGAAAGTTTTGCCACCGCAATAGCAGTGGCTTTAGGATAGTATTATGGCAACCCAAGTACAATTTAGAAGAGGAACAACCGGTCAACATTCTGCTTTCACAGGGGCAGTCGGTGAAGTAACTGTAGATACTGAGAAACGGACAGTCTGTATACACGATGCAACACAAGCTGGTGGCTTTCCCTTATTAAAAGAAGATGCAAGTAATTCGAATCTTTCACTAGGTTCATTGTCCAGTTGTGCTCTCAAATTCGCAGGAGATCCAGATACAGGAATTATAAGCCCAGGTGCCAATCAGTTGACACTTGTAACTGGTGGATTTGCAAGGCTTACAATAGATTCATCTGGTGCGATTACAATTCCAAATAATGGTAATCTTTCTGTCACAGGAAACTTGACAGTTACTGGAACTCTAGAGAGTTCAAATCAACTCGCTCTTATACTTGCTTTAGGATAATATGGCAAATACCTTCAAAATTGATACAAAATCTTCAGTTAGTAATGCTGGAACTGGTGATGCAGGAACTAATGTTGTTACTGCAGGAGGTTCAGCAACATTAGTATTACTAAGCTGTTTGATTTCTAATAAGACTGGCACTAGTGCTAATGTAGATGTTTTCTTAGTTACCAACACAGGAGATGATGTTTTCTTAATTAAGAATGCTCCAGTGCCTGCAGGATCTTCTTTAGAAATAATAGCTGGATCAAAAATAATAATGGAATCTAATGATGTCCTGAGAATAAATGCAGGAACGGCAAGTGCATTGGATGCTTCAATAAGTTATCTAGAACAGACATAAAATGGCTTTAACAAGTAATAGTGATCTCACAAATTTATTGACTGAATTTGAGATCCTTAAAGCTGAAGTTGCTTCTTTAGATGAAAAAATAAATGAATATAAAGTATTAGAGTTAGAAGATAGTAGTTGGG